ATCGTAATATGTAATCTTTACCTTCACTGTAAGAGCAAACAAAGTAGTATATGCAGTTTTTCTCATCATCAGCAATAGATGACACACATGTAGCTGTATCTGGTATACCGTAATTACCACTTTGTGATAGCTGAGGTATAGCGGTGATTTTAGTATTACCTTTTATGGTTTGAGCGGTACCTACGTTAGCTCCTTCAGACGTAGATATCTCTATATTCATAGCGTCTCTATATTCACCAGGTGGAACAAGACGTTCGTCTACATCTTTATTCATCCTGGCTTTAGAGAAATTACGTTTCAACTCTGCCATATCTTAGTGTTTAATTATTTTAGAGCCTCCTCTAAGTACTTGAGTTAATTCTTCTAGCTTAATATTTGAAAGCCTAAGCTTAGCTTTTCTGGTCTCTGCAAATCTTTCTTTCTTAATCTGAGCTAGTAATCCTGCTGGAGAGTCTTTACGAGCTAGTAATACCCCGTACAGAATGTGCTTGTATATAGCTTCTTCTGCTAATTTTGGAACCATACTTTTAGTGAGATCGAGCGTTTGATCAGTGTTGCTAGTAGAAGCTAAACCATCACTAATATATCTTAACACAAGGGTTTTACCGCTCATGTTAGAGCTAAAGTGGAACTTACCAAGATCTTCGTCTATATAAAAAGTGCCATTTGCTTGAGCGTGCTGAGGAGCTATACCATATCTACCACCAACTAAGTTACCGTATTCGTCATCCATGTCGTCCGCGTCCACGGATCCTATGTCAGACGCGGATAGAGATTTATAACTATCTCTAGTATCTGAGGTAAAGTTGTATGCGTCGTCCCCAGAGGTTGCTGCCGCAACTCTATCTAGATCATCCGCGCTACCATCCGCAGTAAAACCACCCCAGCTTTGAACTGGCTCATCCACGTTGAATGGATTTGAAGTTTTACTTGTAGGGTATAACAATCTCTCTATACCATTACTATCACTCCATCCTACCTTAACATAGTTAACATAATCTAAAGGCATAACTAACACGAGAGAGGATGGCACTTCAACCTCCCAGTCTTTAGTGCTTCTCAAAGTGTCATAGCTAAGCTCCTGTAATCCTCGTATAGCATGAAATGTTACGTCATTCAATATCACGCCTTCGCACAGTTTTCCTTTGCCGACATATGTAGCGGCAAATGAATCTATAATTTCATTCAGTGGTATATACCTATAATCACCGTACGCGCCATCATTTAAGATACCGTTGTTATCGTAATACCCCTGAGGATTTGATCTTGTTATTCCCATTTAATTACGTGTTTTGAATTTGTTGCTCACCAATACCTATTTGAGAAGCTGTTTGAGCTAGTCCTGGTTTATTCATAACTATACCAGCTAAAGCTAGTATGTCATATACTAAAGTGTCTTCCTCAGATCTATGCAACTCAAAGTTGGTTGCTATAGAGGAGTTATATAAAGCTTTGCTATTAACAACTACGTACGTCCACTCAGCCGTCCTGGGCACTCTAAAGCACTCCACCGTAACACCGGAAGTTTCTTCACTATCATCTGAACCAGCTGTTCCGCCAGCGTACACTACTATATCTCTATCACTCACCCTATTATCAGTGTAAAACGGTGCTTGGTTATCCGTAACAGCCATATGCCGCGCTGACTTCTTTAGTCTTTGAGCGTCGAACATAGATACTTTTTGACAAGGCTCATCACCTAGCATAACCATGCCGTACTGAAAAATATCAAGGGTAGCTGAAGGGCTTGTTACATCAACTGTAGCTGGGAAAGTGTGCCCACTTGTTACAGGTAAAAAAGACTGAAACGGACCTAGCTTTCTGTCTAATAGTTCTCCTATATCTGATTCATCTACCTCATTCGTTCTAGCTGGCTCAGCTCGGTCTCTCTGATTCTTAGCGTAAAAGTAAGATTCAAATATGCTCATTTGAGCTTGGTTTGCCAATAAGTTAAACTCTTGCGGAGTAATATATCCTCGCTGCTCTTTGTTAGCAAGGGCTA